TATCACAATGTACACGATGTAATTGAAGATGGTAATATTCCGACGTGGCCATTTGGGGAAACAGTCCGGGTTACTCTGAACCCACAAAGTATGGGGGATCTTCTTACAAATTTATGGATAAACATTAAGATACCGAAATGGAATGATAAAGAATTTTTCGTAACAGAAGAAGCTGAAATATATATATTCGGAACGACTCTAGAAGCAAGTGAATATACATCCTACGGTGCTTTATGGTCTGCAGTTTACGCTGCGGGAAATCCTGGTCCCGGTTTTCCAAATTCTACGTTCTGGACCACTGGTAGATTTCAATCTCTTGGCAGTAATGGCCAAAATGCTTGGGAAAATTTTAGGGACAATTTCACATGGGCCAATGATAATATACCCGGTGCCGTAGGAAGTGGTACTGGAGGTGTTTTCACACTAAGCGAAACAATTAAATGGGCTTGGGATAGGCAGATACTGGGAAGAAAAATAATAAAGAGTATTAAATTTATTATCGATGAACAAATATTTGAGGAAATAACTGCGGATTGGTGTATTATTTATGATAACTTATATCAAACAGAATCTCAAAAAATAAGTGCAAATTTGGCATACAATAGAAATTTGGTTGGTTCGTCAGCGGGTGAGGGTGACACAGTAAAACCTGACATATACATCCATATTCCATTCTTTTTTAGCCAAAATTATGGTGGAGATGTATATTCAAATAATAAACAAAATAAAATTCCATTTCCGCTATGTGCAATTCATAAACAGAAAATATTACTTGAGATCGATTTTTTTAAACAGTCGTTTTTTACGTTAGATATCCCACCCTATGTGTACGGGGGTGATGTCGGACGGGGACCCCCAGTTCCCCCACCAGCTAAAAAATTGACAGAATTTAAAATTATAACTGAAGAAATCACACTTTCTAATGAAGAGTCCCTATTTTTTAAAAAGAACAATCGGGAAATTATTTGTGATTTTGTCAACAAACATTCGAGCATACCATTAGAAACAAATAAACGATTATTTGAAGTACAATTAGAACCGTCAATACCTGTTAAATGTTTTCATTGGTTTTTTCGGTACAGTGGATACGAAGATGAAGATGAATATAGGGGTTTGGAGTCATCCGATTCGAACAAATTTTTCAGAAACGCACTTACATCAAATCGGTTCAATTTTAGTAAAGCACAACCCACCTCGTCCATACAGGTATCCAACTCCCCACATGTGTTAAAGAGTGCGTATTTTTCATTAAATGGTGAACGTTTCCCCAGTATATCTAATATTGATCATGAGTACTTTTCAATTTATATACCAATGCAATCACAATTATCTGTATCAGCTGGAACCCCTAGAGCAGGGTACACACCCCCTTTAGATAATTATTTGTTAAATAATATATATTCATATAATTTTGCATTATTCCCTAAAAGTACAATGCCATCCGGGTTTCTCGATTTTTCCGGGTTAAATTCTGAAAAAACCAAACTCCACTTCGAATTACTTGATAATTTAGACATTAAACATGGATCGACCGGGGCTTTAGTACTCGATAACCCCGAATATAAATTTCATATGTACTATACAGGTTTTAAAATTCTTCGATTTAGTAATGGTTTTGTATCGTTTGCTTAAAAAGAAAATATGTTATTCAAATAAGAGTTATCTATGTCAGGAAAATTACAGATAGCCATAACTGGATTACAAAATCAATTCATATCAGGAAATCCTACATTTTCACATTTTTTATCAAATTTTAAAAAACATACAAAATTTGCATTTAATACAATTGAAGTTCCTTTAGTAAGTGCTAAGTTCGATGAAGAAACTATGTGTATTATACCGGTAGATTTTGGTGATTTGATAACTACATTAACACTTCGATATAAGTTATTTTATAAAGCTTCTATAAGTTCGGGACATTTTACAGGTAGTGTTGCACATAATGGATATTCAGCGAATGATGGCTCATATGATGATCCGTTTACAAATAACGTTGGTATACATGCAATAGATTACGCAGAACTTTATATTGGTGGAACTCTTATAGAAAAAATCACGAGTGATTGGATTTATTTATACCATAAATATCATACGGCTGGATACGTTTTCAATGATTCTATTCTCTACCAAACTCAAGCTGCCCGGGAACCTTATGGTTCCGTATCCGAAATTGTTGATAGTACAACTACAACTACATCTACAACTACAACTACAGCTGGTTTACAGCAGGTAGCAAATTTACAAGCTACTGGTGGTAATTCCTCTGACGACTTCGGTGAAGATGAACAAGTGGCTCTCGATGGTGATACAGTGGTGGTTGGAGCCGATGAGGATGATGCTGTATACGTATTTACACGTGATACACCTGGAGACGTAGAATCTGGGTGGAGTCAAAGTGTGAGGTTGTCGCGCGGCTCCGATAATTTTGGTAGCAGTGTGTCTATCGATGGCGATACATTGATAGTGGGAATGCCGAAAGAAAATGTAAGTGGGTCATCTTTTGTTGGAAATGTGAGTGTGTATACACGTGAGTCCGCCGTATGGACTCTACGTCATACAATTTACGGAGATAGTTCGGTATATAGACCTTATTTCGGTACTTGTGTATCACTCGATGGTGACACGTTAGCGGTTGGAACCTGGAGGTCGACTTATGTTTATATATACACACGTACCACACCGGGAACTCTCAATTCTACATGGACTTTACGTGATACTCTTTCAGTAGCTAATAAATCAGGTTTTAGAGTTTCACTCAGTGGTGATAGAGTAGCAATTGGGAGTGATAGTCAAAATCTGATCTATGTATACGTACGTGACACACTAGGGGACCTCAGCTCTACATGGAGTCAAGAATATTCAGTAACTGGCCCGGGGATTGATTTCGGTAGGTCTGTATCACTCAGTGGTGACACTTTATTGGTTGGGTCTAGGAGACCTCCCGAGGAGGCATTTGTATACACGCGTCGGGTACATGTTTCAGGAGGCCCTATCGAGTGGATGCTGACGACTACATTGACACCAGGTGATGGTGCGGCGGGCATTTTTTTTGGTGATAGTGTGTCTATAAAGAATGATATCATAGTAATCGGGGCCACGTCCAGTTCAGATGGTATATATATATACAAACGTGACACACCGGGAGACTTAACTTCTGGGTGGAGTTATGATCGAAAATTGACCCCAAGTGGATCTGGTAAAGGTGACTCTGTTTATACTGATGGCACTACTATTATTGCAGGAAACAAATCAAGAAACGTTTATGTGTTCGGGAGTACGACCACAACCACAACCACATCCGCCACAAATACTGATAACACATATGAACATAAATGGAACTTAAAACAAATGTACATAGATTTACCATTTTATTTTTATAATAATTTACCAGCATCTATACTAGCATGTAAACTCGGTAAACAAAGTTGTCATGTAAAAATTAAGTTTAAACCCTTTGATAAGTTGATACACCCATTCTTAAAACCATATACACTTGATACAAGAATAGAATCGGCTTCACTTTTAACAAAACTCGCTTTTTTAGATACTCATGAATTGAACTATTTAAAATCACGACCAATTCGACAATTAATTACACAAACTAATTTACATCAACATGATATAATTAAAAAAGATGGGGATCATGATCATACGACAGAAATACCACTAAATCTCGTTAATCCAGTTAAAACTATTTATTTTTTCACAATAAAAAAAACACGATTACAAAATAATATAACAACTTCGGGGTACGTACCCAATGTATTCAATTCTATGTACCAGTATATGTTAAATACAACATTTTCTTCAGTTGGACTTAAAATTAATGGTAATTATATTTTTGATGACTCATATGTTAAATTAGTACACGAAAATTCGTTAATTAATTCCAGATCCTCACAAAGTACGGATGACACGGCGACCTCGTACCAACGGAGTCCGTATGCGACTAACATTCGGCGCGATGAATCTGGTAGTTACTCATTTGCATTGTACCCTTTAAACAATGAACCATCTGGTCATTTAAATTTCAGTCGTATAATTGACAAAAGACTTATAATTAATCCACAGTTCACCACGTACATACCCGGATTTTTTTATGGGGACAACCTTGGAGTTGAGACTCAGATATTAGTCGGTGATACACTTGAAGTTAATATATACTCCACGAGTTACAATCTACTAGTCTATGCAGATGGTATATGTGGCTTAAAATATTAATCATATAACAATATATGGCGGGTCGCATCCAGATAATATCAAAAGGTATTATCGGTGACCAATTACTAAATAATCCTGAATTCTCATTTTTTAATAAAAAATATACTAAACACACCAATTGGGCAAATGAAAATTTTAAAATGAATTTTGATAAGAAAATATATACAGATGACTATATTGATGTGACAATCCCAGCAAAAAATGGTGATATTCTCAAAGGGATAACATTGTCATTTAGTTGTGATAAATCTAAATTACCCGATATAATGGATGGTAAAATTCCCGTGGGTGGTTACGCCACAAACGACCCATTAATTACCCTCATTGATAAATTTGGGATTGCTGTGATTGAACATGTAGAATTATTGTTAGGAGACCAAATGATAGATAAGATAACCGGAGATGACATCTTTATTTATAATGAATTAAACGTACCTGATTCGTATGCAGCGAGTTTAGATGTTCTACATGGTCCTCATTTCCTTACAAGCGCATACGGAGAGTTTGTACAGGAATGGTTAGATGGTCAGTGGTCTATGTATGGGAGTGGAGGTATCGATACAGAATTTAGAATACAGATTCCATTCTATTTTCATAACCGTCCTAAGAATGGGTTTCCCTTGTGTGCCATTAATAAACAAGAACTTAGACTCAGAATAAAACTAAAATCTTCACATGAAATTGTCTATGTAGGGGGGCAGGAGCCACCTTATGGCAACACGACGGAAGTGCGTATACCACTTGCATTCATCTGGCATGCCGAAGCAAATAGCAGAGTTGTACGACAACTTGAATTAGAAAATTTTACTGTTAATCTAGATTTGGTTCATTTAGATAAAACTGAGAGATGTAAATTACAATCTAAACCTATTAATCTATTAATAGAACAACATCAACATAATACATTTATCATCGAACCACAATCTAAAATAGGAGAATTTAGGTTAGACTTAAAAAATCCTGTAAAAGAGATGTATTTTATAGCTAAAAAATATGGAGAGTGGACAGGTGCACAGATATCACAATTAAATCAAATGCGTACAATTGAATGGTCGTCGGGGTCGGGTATATTCAGTGATTGGCAAAGGAGTATATATGGAAAAAAACACGTTCCACTCATGTATTCAAAACAGAGCTTTGTAACTTTAACATGTGATGGTGTAAAAATATTAGATGAAACTACAGGAAATAATTTATTCCTGTCAACATCTATACCAAATATATATCATAAACGCTCACCTATGTACCGTAATATAAACGTATACAGTTTTGCTTTACAGCCAGGTGAATTACAGCCAAGTGGGCATTTAGACTTTAGTGTAATAAAAGATGCTAAATTGACGATGGAACTCGCATATGATGGGACTCATAAATCATACGATGCGAGTCAGGCGTCAATATATTTTAATAAACAGGTAATAATCGTTGCTAAAAGCTATAACATTATTCGTATCAATAATGGTATAGGTCAAATACTATTTTAATGACTCTATACAGATTTTCAATATCACCATGTGGAAGAATGATATTAAAAATATGTGAGCAATAGATAAGTATGAGTGAGGCTGCTAATATCGCCCTTAATGCTATTGGAATGCAGGATACACATCTCCTTTCTACCAAATCTAAAGATTCTTTATTTAATCCGTCCCATAAACATAATTCTGATTTTCGAAAGTATCATCGCACCCATACTGTTGATAATATTCAAAAAAATGAGTGGTGGCCATTCGGACACACAGTCAAGGTTGATTTCAATCCTAGAAATATGGGTGATCTTCTTACAAATATATGGGTAAAAATAGCATTACCAGAGTGGAGTGTAAGTGAAAAGTCTGACTGGTTTTATAGTGATTTCGTGGGGAGAAGACTTATAAAAAATATAAAAATGAGTGTGGATGGGCTCATTTTACAGGAAATAAATTCTGATATGTTCATGATTTTTGATCAATTATATAAAAGTTATGATCAAAAACTTTCATTAAATGCACAGTCTAATCTAAATAGATATTCAAATAAATTTTCATACGTACCCGAACTTGATTTAGACGCACAAAATAATTTATTTATTCATATACCGTTATTTTTCACCCAAAATTATGGTGGAGATGCATACCCAGAAAATAAACAAAACAGACCTTCATTTCCCGTGTGTAGTATACATAGACAAAAAATACAATTTGAGATTGAATTTCATAAACCCACTTATTTTATATATTCTACTCTCACGTCTCGAGTGTTACCTTCGAAGATGATTGATAATTTTAAAATTGTCACAGAAGAAATCACATTGAACAATGAAGAACGATTATACTATAAAAATAACCCCATAACTATACCCATGGAATTTATAAAGAACCACAGTTCTAGGGATATACATTTAAAAAATGATAGAACATTTAGTATAAATTTAGAACCAACTATACCTGTAAAGATGTTTCATTGGTTTTTTAGATCAAAATATTACGAGGATGAGGGAGATTATCATGAAATCAAGGTACAAAATCGAATGAATTTCAAGGGTGCCCGTTTTAGATTTAGTGACCCCCTAACTATTTTGGGACGTGCTTCATTCGCATTAAATGGTGAAGTATTCCCAAGGGTAACAAAAATAGATGCGGGATATTTTAAGCGCTATATACCTTACACATCAAAAATGTCAGAATCCGGTTTAATTCCTAGTGCCTTGGCGAATTTTTCACATTATGATCTCACGGAGGCGATGGTACATTCGAGTTTAGCTTATGGTGATATATTTTCTTATAATTTTGCTCTTTATCCAAAAAGTACACAACCTTCAGGGTTTCTAGATTTTTCACAACTGAATTCCGATAAAACACAATTACATATAGAACTCTCAAATTTGTCGAAGGATACATTGATCCGTTACGTCGAGGATAATCATAAGTATCTATTTGGGATACCTTCGGGTGGTAGTCCCTATTTAGCGGAACCATTTTCACTTGAAAAATTCACCATGTATCTATATTATAGCGGCTACAATATGTTAAAATTTGAAAATGGATTTGTATCTTTTATGAGTTAAAAAATAATGACTTAAATTAAGTATGTCAGGTAGACTACAATTAGCCGGTAGAGGCTTGCAGAATGAATTGATCGATGGAACTCCAACACAATCAAATTTTTTATTCTCCTTAAAAAAACATACAAAATTTGCTTTTGATACACTCGAAATTCCGGTTACTGGTGCAGATTATGGTAAAGAATCTATTTGTTTTATACCACTTGACGCAGGTGACCTCATTACGGGAATGACACTTAGATATAATCTAAATTTCGCGAGTCGGGCTTACCGAGATGCCTTACGTACTGTAGGTGTGACACGTTACCCGGCTGTTCATTTGATTGATCACATCGATTTGTACATCGGTGGTATGCATATACAAAGACTAACTTCTCAATGGCTTGAACTCTATAATAAAATTGCGTATGAACGAGCTTTATATGAAGCGAATAAAGAATCGGCTAATTTTATAAGAGGTGAGATAATATTAGGTTACCCGGATGAACCTGTACCACCCGTATATATAGATTTACCTTTCTATTTTCATGATAATTTGAAATCATCATTACTTACATGTAAACTCCAAAAACAGAACTGTTATATCAAAATAAAGTTCAAGTCCTTATCAGCTATATTAAGACCCAGCAATTTTGCGTATATTTCCAGTAGTTTGGGACTAGGTGACGTGGCGCCACATTTATTATATGATCCAGTGATAGATAGTATGAATGAAAATATAAAGATGGGTAGTGTATCTATATTAACTAAATACGCATACTTGAATAGAGAAGAAGTAAATTACTTGAAAAGTAGACCAATTGAACAGGTTATTACTCAACTCCAATTGAAACGCTTTGATGTTCCAATTGGAGAAACGAAACGAGTCCAGCTCAATTTTAAACACCCAGTTAAAACACTCTATTTTTTTATAGGTTCTAAAAATCCAATTTCTAAAGGTATTAATTATATGGACAATATAAAATTTACAAACGCTAAACTTTTATTCAATAATCAAATTGTGTTCGATGAAGGTCCCGAAAAACTCATATATTACAACTCAAAGACAAATACATATTCGGGAATGTATATCGGTATTCCTTCAAATTATTCAAGTATTAATGAGAAAATGGAAACAGGTACTTATTCATTCGCTATGTATCCCCTAAAGAAAGAACCAACTGGACATGTTAACTTTAGTCGTATCATTAACCAGGAGTTTGAAATAACGATACCCGAAACTGAAGATATAGGAGGCGGTTCATATATTGACCAGGTAAACGAATGTCAGATATATGCCGAGAGTTACAATATTTTACATTACTCAAGTGGGTTAGCTGGCTTAAAATTTTAATATGTAAATAATATAATGGCTGGTAAAGTTCAAATTGCTACAAATGGTTTCATAACTGAGCAATTAACCGGTGAACCAGATTTTACGTTTTTCAACCATAGATTCTCGAAACATACACATTTTGCGAAAGAAACTATTAAGATCAGTCCAGATAATGAAAAAGTTGTACAAACTGGTGATCATGTAGAATTTTCTATACCAGCTAATAGCGGTGATATCATAAATGGATTGTCTATCAGTTTTAGTATTCCCGACAATTTAAATGTACTTAATACCGATAGCGCGGCAGTATACGTAGTCGATCAATTTGGTATAAGTGTATTTGAGTACATCGATCTTTATTTGGGTGATCAATTAATCGATCGAATCACACCAGATGATATACATATTCATACTACCACACGGTCACCTTCTACATATAATAATACAAATGCGTTTCTACATGGGTTACGCTTTAATCCCACTAAATATAATGCCAGTTTCGATGCTAGATTTACACCACGATTTCATTATGGTACACAAAATATTAATGGACAATTTCATCGTCTACTAGAAAGTAATTACACTCAAGGTCTCACGAAACGTGCGATTTTTAACTTCATGGTGGAGCTCCCGTTTTATTTTCATGATCGCCCAAAATATGGATTTCCTTTATGTTCTATACAATCACAGGAACTCAAAATACGTATGAAACTTCGAGATGGTAGAGAGGTTCTTTTTCCAGTGGATAATACAAGTTTCGACACGTCGAGACCGTCATCAGAATGGGATTACACAAATGATCATAAAAGTAATAATTTTCAGCTTTCAGATTTCAAACTTAATATGGATGTTATACATTTAGATAAACGTGAACGAAAAACAATTAAATCTTTATGTAAAGATCTTTTAATTGAACAGAATCAACATAATACGTTTACTATGGGAAGTGGGGTGATAAATGAAAAGTATCGATTGGATTTAAAAAATTGTGTCAAAGAGCTTTATTTTATAGTTAAAAAAAAATATAAACCATTGACCACCGAAGAAATTAATACTTTAAATGCGTTATCTAATGCGAGTAAACCCGATTCTATATTTACAAACAATCCTACTGCAATATTTCAAAAACCAGTACCATGTATTTATATGCGCCAGAAATATGTAACATTAACATGCGATGGACTACCAATTTTGGATGATACAACGGGTTCTCACCAATTTTTGTCCGCATGTATACCTGATATATATCACAAACAATCCCCTTACGAAAGTAATTTAACCATGTACAGTTTCGCGTTACATCCAGATAATATGGAACCATCGGGTGATCTTAATTTTACAGTTATCAAAGACGCTACCATAGAAGTGGAATTGTCAAATGATGGTGCGTATGCCAACACTACACCTTCGAGTAGCACAGCGGCTTATGTTGTTCATGTAGAAAAGGATGTACATATAATTGCTAAAAGCTATAACATTCTTCGTATTAAGGATGGTGTAGGGGAAATACTATTTTAATTTCTCGATAGTTCCGGGTACTGTGGAACTATGGGGAATT